CGGCCTCGCATCCGCTGGTTTCGGGTGGCACCAACAGCAACCGTCTGACGGCTTCTGACCTCAACGAGACTTCGCTTGAGGCGGCTGTCATTCAGATCGCTGGTTGGACCGACGAACGTGGACTCCTGATCGCGGCGAAGCCCGGTAAGCTCATCGTGCCCCCGGCATTGATGTTCACTGCCAAGCGTCTCCTCGACACGGAACTCCGCGTGGCGACTGCGGATAACGACATCAACGCTCTCAAGGCGATGGGGTCGATTCCCGGTGGCTACACGGTGAACCACTTCCTGACCGACACGAATGCGTGGTTCCTGACCACGGACGTTCCGAACGGCATGAAGCACTTCGTTCGTACCCCGCTCCAGAACAGCATGGACGGAGATTTCGACACCGGCAACGTCCGGTACAAGAGCCGCGAGCGTTATAGCTTCGGCTGGTCGGATCCGCTCGGCATGTTCGGTTCGCCGGGTTCGTCCTGATAGGCTCTCCCCCTAGAGGATGAGCATTGAGGGGTCACAGGTCGGCAAGGCTTGTGGCCCCTCTTTTTTGGTGATATACAGTCGTTCATCGGGAAATTTTGCTTATCAGACAGACCCCGACTGACGACATGCAGACTGATAAGCACAACTCGCATGTGAGGTATTTTTAAAATGGGTACTACTACTTTTTCCGGCCCGGTCGTTTCTCAGAACGGTTTCCAGTCGGACACTCTTGTTATCGGCACCACGGTTATCACGCAGGGCACTGCCACGGGTTCGGTGTCGGCACAAGCCGGTTATATCCCGGTTCGGATTGGAGCCACGACCAAGTACATCGCGCTGTATTCCAGCCTGACTCCGTAAGACTTTGTGGGGGGCGATAAGCCCCCTTCTTCCATTACAGGAGAGTCAGAATGGCAATGCAAACAGATGTCTTAGCCAGTAAGGTCCGCACTGACGCGGGCCAGATGCTGGACCAGAATAGCCTTGTTATTGGTCGCGCCCGTGTGAAGGCGATTTATATCGTCCCTGATACGACTGCCGGTACGGTGACGTTTATCGATGGCGGGGCAAGCGGTGCTACCAAGATTGTGGTGAACACCAAGGGCAGTTCTACTGCGCCTGATTACATTCTGTTACCGGGCGAAGGACTGCTTTTCCAGTCCAATATCTACATTATCCCGTCAGCCGTCGTCTCAACGATGGTGATTTATGGCTAAAACCCCGGCATGGCAGCGCAAAGAAGGCAAAAACCCTGCTGGCGGATTAAATGCCAAAGGCAGGGCTTCCTATAACCGCGCTAATCCCGGTAAGCCGGGGCTGAAGCGACCGCAGCCCGAAGGCGGTGCCCGTAAGAGATCATTTTGTGCCCGGATGTCGGGGATGAAGAAGAAGCTTACGAGTGCTAAAACGGCTAACGATCCGAACAGCCGTATTAATAAATCCTTACGCGCATGGAATTGCTAAATCATGGACATGCTCGTTTGGAACCTCGTACTTAGCGGGGTTGTAGCCGTGATCGGGTACGTTATGAAAGAAAAGTCAGACGAACTACAACGGCTGAATATTCTTCTCAACAAAACCCGTGAAGAAGTGGCACGAGATCATGTCACGCGCATGGAAGTTCGCGCTGACGCACAAGTGCTTCTGGATAGGCTGGATCGCCTAGAGCAGAAGATTGATCGACTTGTGGAGCAGCACCGTGCCTAGTAAATCCGGTAAACAACATCGTTTGATGGCGTTGGTGGCTAATGACCCGAAAGCAGCCAAGCGTCTCGGCATCCCTCAAAAGGTTGGCGAAGAATTTATGAAAGCCGATAAGGGTCGCAAATTTGGTTCTGGAGGATCTATGAAAGAGTCAAAGGCAATGATGAAGAAAGAAGTGACCTTTATGAAAAAGAAGGGCGCTCCGAAGTCCATGATCCGTCACGAAGAGGCGGAGTACGGCATGAAGAAGGGCGTGAAGAAGATGGCCGGTGGCGGTATGGCTAAGTCCGGTGGATCTTTCCGTCGCGCTGCTGACGGTATTGCCAGCAAGGGCAAGACCAAAGGCAAGATGGTCAAGATGATGGGTGGTGGCTACTGTGGCTAAGTTTCCTGACCTGACCGGTGACGGTGAAGTTACTCGCGCTGATGTGCTGAAAGGTCGTGGCGTGTTTCGCCGTGGCGGTAGGGTCAAGAAGATGGCTATGGGCGGCAGAGCAGATACGGGGACTGCCAAGGCAAATCCTAAGTCTCCTCCGCTAAGTCCCGATGTCGAAGCCGACCTCAAGGCTCTTGAGACCCGCACTCAGCCGGATTTCACTCCTAGCAGTGGTCCAAAGCGTCGATATCCTGCCGGTAAGGTAAAACGCTATCCAGAAGAGCGTGGTGAGTTTGAAATTCCCGAAAGAGTTCTTCGTAGTTTGGGGAAAACCCGAAAGATGGCAAAGGGCGGTATGGCGCACTCTTCGGCCTCTCGCCGTGCCGATGGGATTGCTCAGCGGGGCAAAACTAAAGGAAGGTTCGTGTAATGGCTAAGACAATGACGGACGAGGAGCGGTACGGCAAAGTTGGTGCCGCGATTCGTAAACTCGACCCCGAAGCCTATAAAAACCGTCCAAAAACACTGGAAGGTAATTTAAAGCTTCTGAAGCAGCTACAGCAAAAAAGTAGCGAAGCAACGCCTACGCCTGCACGCCAGATGTCGGCGGACGAGTTTATGGAAGGCGTTAAAACGCGCCAGATGGGTCCTTCGTCTAGCACGGAAACTTACAAAAGCCGTCCCCAAAACCCGCGTCGGTATCCCGGACAGGGAGCAGCAGAAAGACAGGCTACGCGGGCCACCGAAGCGATGAAGCGTAATCGTTCGATGCTTCCAAGCGACCGGGCTACAGGCTTCCGTTCTGAGGCTGAAGCGACAGGATTGACCGCTGATGAGCGGGCTGAAAAGGCACGAGATTACGCCAAGAACATCGCTATCACGGCGGCTACCTCTGCAGTGGGTGGCGCAGCGGCAAGTCCTTATGCCCGAACGGTTGGGCAGTTCCGCAGAGCGGCAGACAAGGCCGCAGAGATGGAAGGTAAGATTCTTGCCCGTAAAGGCGTACCGTCAGAGGTTGACCGGTATCGAGCAGGCGAAGAAGCCATCAGGCGGCGGGCTGAGTTCAGGGCTAAGAAAGAAGCTGAAAAAGCGCTTGCGGCAGAAAGAGAAAGATCTTCAGCGGCAGCGTCTAGTTATGCTGATCGTATGAAGCTCATGAGGGACACTGCTGAAGCTCGTGCCCGTATGGGGCGTGGATCGACTTACAAGCATGGCGGGTCGGTGAAGAAGTACGCAGGCGGTGGCTCTGTATCTTCGGCCTCTCGTCGTGCTGACGGTATTGCTAAGAAGGGCAAGACTCGCGGGAAGATTTGCTAATGATGCCCTCTCGCGGCATGGGAGTGATTGCCCCCCGTAAGGTTCCTAGAGCCAAGCGGCGAGGCGACGACAAGCCTGTGGAAGGTACGGACAAACCCATCCGTCACGCTGAAGGCGGTAAGGTGAAGAGCAAGGTCAATCAGGCCGGCAACTACACCAAGCCCGGTATGCGGAAGAGTCTTTTTGAGTCGATCAAGTCTCGTGCTGTGCAGGGTACTGCCGCAGGGCAGTGGAGCGCGAGGAAGGCCCAGTTGCTGGCTAAGCAATACAAGGCCAAGGGCGGGGGATACAAGTCGTGAAGGCTCCGCAGCAATCGCTTAAAGCGTGGACTCAGCAGAAGTGGAGGACGAAGAGTGGTAAACGATCTTCTGACACAGGCGAAAGATATCTACCAGAAGCTGCGATCAAAGCTCTCAGCCCTGCTGAGTATGCCCGAACGACCGCGGCCAAAAGGCGAGGCAAAGCCCAAGGCAAGCAGTTCGTCCCGCAGCCCAAAGGCATCAAAGAAAAAGTAAGACCCCACAGACGGAGGGGGATGTAATGACGCTTGGAGATTTTCTCAAAGCCCGACTAGATGCCGCAGCAGAAGCTCGGCGGATTGAGGGAAACTCGCCTGCGAAGGAAGTTGCCGGTAAATCTATCGGCAAATATGGCCTTTTCTACATCACATTGATTGTGGTTATTGGGGTCGTTTCTAGCCTTCAGTTGGACAATGAGAAGATCGCTGCCGTTATGGGCTTGCTTGGTGCATCTCTAACCGCCTTGATTTCGATGCTGAATAACATCGCCGGGGCAAGTGACAAAGTAGAAGAGAAGCCTGAGTTTGCAGTGATACGTGAGTTGATTTCCAAACTCGACAAGCTGGATCGTAAAGAGCAGCCGATGCGGGTTGATGTCGAAGGCGATCATGTTACCGTCACCAAGGGTGACGATGTGGTAACAGCGAGGAAGTAATGGCCTACAAAACGACAGCTACCACGGACTTCAATCTTGATCTCAACACGATCATCGAAGAGGCTTTTGAGCGTTGTGGTGCGGAGTTGCGGACGGGTTACGACTTCCGTACCGCCAAGCGTAGTCTTGGTCTATTGCTCATGGACTGGGCAAACCGGGGTATTAACCTCTGGACGCTGGAGACTGATACCCAGACTCTGACGTACAACCAAGGTACTTACGATCTTCCTGCTGATACGGTTGACCTCTTGGACCACGTGATCCGAACGGGTACCGGCACGAACCAGCAGGACATCAACATCACGCGCATTTCGTCCAGTACCTACCTCTCCATCCCGAACAAGAACGCGACGGGCCGTCCGATCCAGATCTGGATTAATCGCCGTACGGGTGCGACAGATTCGACGGGCGCCGTGGTTTACCCGCAGTACACGGTCTGGCCGAAGCCTGACAACACGACGACTTGGACGCTGGTCTACACCAGACTTGTACGTATGACGGACCCCGGTACCGGCGTGAATGGTCAGGATATCCCGTTCCGTTTCCTACCCTGCATGGTGGCGGGGTTGGCCTATATGCTCTCCATGAAGATTCCCAACGCGGATGCCCGGATGCCGATGCTCAAGGCCCAATACGACGAGGCTTGGGATCTGGCGGCAGGGGAGGATCGTGAGAAGGCAGCGGTGCGGTTTGTGCCACGTGAGAGCTTCTTGGGTGGATACTAATGCCCAATCGGTTTGCAAGTGGCAAGAATGCAATCGCGGAGTGCGACCGGTGCGGATTCCGGTACAAACTTCGTCAGTTGAAGTCTTTGGTGATCAAGACCAAGAACATAAATATCTTGGTCTGTCCGGAGTGTTGGGAGCCTGATCAGCCGCAGTTGTCGCTGGGCCTATACCCGGTTGATGACCCGCAGGCACTTAGGAACCCAAGACCTGACTTGAGTTACTACGAGGAAGGTAACAATGGCGCAGGTGGTAGTAGAATGATTCAGTGGGGTTGGAACCCGGTCGGCGGATCAAGATCTTTCGATGCGGAACTAACCCCTAATACTCTCGCCCCCGCAGGCGAAGTAGGAACCGTAACGGTCGTGACGACCTAGGAGATTGAGATGGCTATGACTTTGAAGGAACACGCCAAACTCCCGGCGAGTAAGGCTCACGGTAAAAATGCTAAAGGCTTTCGTGCTGGCGGTAAGACCAACAGCGACATGAAGAAGTACGGTCGTGGCATGGCGAAGGTGATGAACCAGCGCAGCCCGATGCGTGGCTCTTCGGGTCCGAGGTAAGCCATGAACAACATGAACAAGATTAAGCCCAACACCGATTCGACGGGTCGCAACGGCTACCCTGAGAAGG